TCAAAGTAATTTCATTATTAGGATCGCTCCTGTGCTAAAATGAGTACAGGAGTTTTCCTATTCTAGGAGTAAAAATGTCAGCGGTTAAAAATTTTGAAGTAGACCAAAATGCAACATTTTCTTTTGTTGTAGAATATAAAGACAACCAAGACTTGCCAATAAGTCTAGTTGGGGCTTCTGCAAAAATGCAGGTTCGTGATACAAAGGGTGGTACAAAGTTAGCTTTTACCCTATCAACCCCTAATTTATCAGATGGAATTTCAATAGACCCTACTGCTGGAAAACTAACAATTAAAATGACGGCGGCACAGACAAATAAACTGTTCTATCCAAAATCAGCCTATGACATTATGATAACAGATAGCAACGGAAACAAAACAAAATTACTTGAAGGCTTTTTAGCCCTAAGTAGATCGGTTACAATATGACAGATAAAGTAATAGTAACGGAAATTGTAAATGATGTAGTTATTTCTACTCCTGGCCCTCAAGGACCAAGAGGAAAAACTATATTAAATGGATCAGGAGCACCTGCCGAAGGGCTTGGTCTTGAAGGAGATTTTTATTACGATAAAAATACAACAAGATTCTATGGCCCAAAACCTTCAGATTTTACTTGGGTTGGAGCAGTAAATTACCTTCTAACAGCAGGAACGCTGACATATCCATGGATGTTAACTCAAGTAACTGGACCAGTATCTGGAGTATATAGACTTCAAATAACACACAATCTGGGATACAATCCAAATGTTACTGTAAAAAATTCTGCAGGCGACATATTAGAAACAGGAATAGACTATAATAGTATTAACCAAATTACACTGACGATGGCACAACCATTTTCAGGGACAGCATATCTGTCCTAAAGGAGATAAAAAATGGCAAGATTATTTGTAACCAACATTGACCTCAACAAGAATGAGCTGCTCAATGCCCGAATTCAAAATTTAAGTGCTGCACCATCCAGCCCAGTAGTAGGCCAAATTTACTATGACACTTCAAATAACACAATGTACTACTACAATGGACTTGCTTCTCCAAATGGTCCATGGATGCCAATGTCTGGCTCCACAGAAGTTATTCAAGATGTAGTTGGCGCATTAATATCTGGCGGAACAGGTTTAACAGCAACATATAATGACCCAGCAGGAACGCTATCAATTAAATTAAATGATACTGCAGTTACAGCGGGCGCATACGGTTCAACAACAAAGATCCCAACATTTACAGTAGATCAACAAGGTCGTTTAACAGCAGCAGGTGAAGCAAATGTTGCAACAGTTCTTAGCATTGCTGGAGAAACTGGAACAGATACAGTAAATCTTCTTACAGATACATTAACAGTAACTGGCGATGGAACAATTGATACAGCAGTAACAGATAATACAATTACAATTACTGCAAAAGACGCAACCTCATCTCAAAAGGGTGTTGCTTCATTTAATTCAACAGACTTTACAGTAACATCAGGTGCAGTAACTCTTAACTCTGAAAGAGTTGAGGATATTGTTGGCGGAATGGTTACTACTCCAAATACCGAAAATGGTATTAGCGTAACCTACGATGATACAGCTGGAAAATTAAACTTTGATGTCAATGATCCTACAATTACACTCTCTGGAGATGTAAATGGTTCTGTAACAATGACAAATCTTGGTGATGTAACAATCACAACAACAATTCAGCCAAATTCTGTAGCACTTGGAACAGACACAACTGGAGATTATGTACAAAATATTCAAGGAACAGCAAATGAAGTAACTGTCAGCCCTACATCTGGAGAAGGAACCACAGTAACAATTGGTTTACCAGATGATGTAACAATTACTAATAATTTAAACGTTGGCGGAAACTTAAATGTAACTGGAACAATTAACTCAGTAAATACTACTCAGGTAAATATTGTTGATAATAAGATTAACCTTAATACCGACTTTACTGGAACCCCAACAGCAGATGCTGGAATCCGTGTAGAGCGTGGAGCATCAGCAGATGTAGAAGTTCTTTGGAATGAAACAGATGATCGCTGGACATTAACAAATAATGGAACAAACTATCATGCAATTGCAAGAAAGTACGCAGAAAATCTTGCTAATCCAAATACACTAACCGCATTAGTTGTAACTCACAATTTAGGAACAGATGATGTAACAGTTAATGTTTTTGAAACAGCAGGATCAAAAGCACTTGTTGAAACAGATGTTGAACGTACATCAGCAAATACAATTACATTAAGATTTGCAACAGCACCTGCAAGTGGAGCATATAGAGTCGTAATTACTGGATAAGGGAGCTTTAAATGTCAGTACAAAGATTAGTCCCTTTACATGCAGTAGCCTTAGCAATAGATCCAGCCAACCCAAGAATTGGTGACATATACTTTAACACAACAGACTCATCATTAAAATATTATGATGGTGCCGCTTGGAACCCTGTTGGTGCTGGAACAATAACAGGACTACTTGACCACATTCATACATATGATGGAGCAATTTATTCAGTAGAAAGTTACCAGGTACCAAATGCTGGAACATTAGATGGCGGTAATTCATAATGTCATTTGTAACAATAAAAATAAGAAGAGCAACAACTGCACAATGGAATGTTTCTTCTAAGATTTTATCCATAGGAGAACTTGGATTAGATACAACATTAAATAAACTAAAAGTTGGTAACGGATCATCTTTATGGTCTTCTTTACCATATTTAAATGTTCTTCCAAGTGAATTTACAGAATTAGCACAAGATGCAGTTGAATCAGCATTAACAGCAGGCACAGGAATTACTAAAGTTTATAATGATGCCGCAAATACAATCACATTAGCAGTTGATAGCACTATTGCTAATAAGACTTATGTTGATTCCGCCGTCTCTGGCCTAGGTAGTACATCCGCAATAACTTATGTTCCACTCAGTGTTGTAGGGAATGCAGATGGAGTTGCCTCCTTAGATTCAAACGGTAAAATTCCTTTATCAGAATTAGGAAATTTAATTGATGGGGCGCCAACAGCATTAGATACTTTAAATGAATTAGCAGCTGCAATAAATGATGATTCATCTTATGCTGCAACTATTACAACAGCTTTAGGCACTAAAATAACTGCAACAAGCCAGGACACCCTTAAAAATAAAACTATATCAATATCAAATGGAATTACTTCTGTTTCTGGATATGACAACATCGAAGGATTTTTTGGACAAAATAATATTGCTATATTTCAAGATGGTTTAGATAAAGGCGGAAAAATAAACATATCAAGTTTAGGAATTATTACTGTTGCATCATCTGGACTTGGATATACATCTGGAATAGCTATTATTGGTGGCGGAACTAGAATATTAATTGAAATAGGCGGAAACACCCTTACTGGAACACTAGCACAATTTAATGCATCTTTAACGGATGCAGATTTTGCAACACAAGCAGCATTAGACTCTAAGCTTGCTATATCAGAACCAGCAATTGATGTCTACATAACTAATTCTGGATCAGGTGGATACCTTGTAAACGGAGTTTTAAATGGAACAATTGATTTTAAAAAAGGCAAAAAATATAGAATCATTGTAAACGCTTCAGGCCACCCATTTTGGATACAAACAGTAAGTGGTGCATATTCTGTAGGTAATATTTATTCTACAGGAATAACAAATGCGGGAACAGATAGTGGATCTATTTTAGTAGAACTACCTCAATCAGCACCAGATAATTTATACTATGTGTGTCAATATCATTCTTCAATGCGGGGATCAATAAATTCTTATTTAGTAGATGTTGTAGAGTATGCAACTTCATCTGCCGCAACATCATATACAATCTCATCTGCTAATTCTGGAAAGATGACAGAGTTTACTTCAGCAACAGATGTAACAATTACAATACCAACCGACCCAACAAATGTTACTTGGCCAATTGGGTCAAATTTAGAATTAAGACAGATGGGTGCGGGAAGACTTATATTTTCTGTTACTTCCCCTGCTACAATAGTTTCAACAGACGGATATTTAAAAACAAGAACACAATATTCATCAGCATTTTTAGAAAAACGAGCATCCAACGCCTGGATTCTAACAGGAGACATTGACGCATAATGGCATCTAGAATTAGAGCAAGAAGAGCGGTTGTGTCTTCATCAAGACTAAAAGGATTCTTATCTTTTCAAGATCTATTTCAAAATACTTTAAGAAATGGTTGGAAGGTTGTTAGATCAGGATGGACCGCAGGAACAAACTCTGTATCTGCATCTAACCCAGCTCAATATCCTTTGTTATCTACAACAATGTCAAGTCCAAATGTTACAATAGATATTGTTAATCCAGGAATTGGAACAGGCGCAGCATTGTGGGTAACTGATTCTGGAAATTGGTATGCAGTTGTAACATCTCAAGAAATTTCAAGCGGAACAGGAAATTGTGGAACATATTCTGCTGTTGATAATTGCGGAGCAAGAAATGGTTGCGTAGCTACTGGCGGACCTTACTCTGGTACTAATTTTTGGGCATACGGAGATAATTGCGGTGCTGGAGCAAATACAAGTTATTGCTCTGGCGGATCCAATACAGATAACTGCTCTGGCGGAACAAACGGAAATTATTGTTCTGGTGGATGGTATACAGACAATTGCTCTGGCGGATCCAATACAAATAACTGCTCTCCTGGAGTTAATGCCAGTTTCTACTCTAATTGTGCAAATATAGAACCTCAAGCTATTTGTGGATACACAACAACTCCTCATCAATATTATGATAATTGTAAAACTGGAGGAAACTGTGTAGCAACAGGAGGAAACTGTAGAACCTTCGGAAACTGTTTAGTTTATGGCAGCTACTATGTTTCTTGTTGTAAAGCTTATAATGCTTATAATTCTTGTGCATACTTAAACCCCTGCGTAGGTGGATATATTTATTGGACAACACAAGATATGAATTCTTGTTGCAAAGCAGGTGTAGTAAATGGAAATTGGAATAATTGTTTAACTGGATCCCCCGCATCTTGGAATAATTGTTTAAATGGAACTCCGTCATATTATGATGATTGCCGATACGGATCCCCTGGATATTGGAATAATTGTTTAAATGGAAATCCAGCGACCTGGAATAATTGTTTAAATGGAACTCCGTCATATTGGAATAATTGTTTAAATGGATCCCCTGCTGCAAGTGGTTACTATTATTATTCTGGAGATAGTTATAACCCATGCGGTGCGGGACAAAATTGTATACAAACTGGTGGTAACTGTACCAGCTACCAGGACACATATCCTAGAAAAATTAAAATTTTTAAATATGTATCAAACGTATTAACTGAAATTACATCTCAAACTTTAGACTCATTGACATCTTATCCGATAATAAGATCTTTAAGGGTAATAATTACAAATGCCACAAAAGGTGGCTCAACTGCTACCATAACAACAAAAACATATTCAGATGCTTTATTTGTTAGTCAAATAGGCTCTGATTTAATACATCAAGCAACGGGATTGAAGATTAACACCAATTACGGTATAATTGCTAATCCAAGCGTTTATAATCAAGGCATATCAGCACAAAGTGTATCTATATCTTAAAAGGAGGAAAAAATGACAATAGAAATCCCACAATGGACTTTTGTAACAAAAGAACAAGAGGCCACATTAGTTAAATTTGCAATAGTTGTAGATGGAGTAGTCCAACAAATTATGGACGTCAATCTAGCACAAGCAGCACTATGGATATTAAATCCAGAAGTAGTAAGATGCAATGACTTAGCTGTTCCAGGAGACTCTAAAGCCGACGCTATCGCAGGTGTTTAATGAAATTAATAAAGTTTATTCCATGGGTTGAACATTATCCATTAATTAAGCCAGTTAGGTCTTTGATTCCACAGTGGTGGAAAAAAGGTGAAATTGAAGTCATAATTGATGGCGTAAAGCAAGGCAATGGAATGAAATCTTGCATCCCGTTTATGGAAATTATGTCAAGTGGATATGAAATACTTACTCCATTTGACATTCACATATTTAAAGATGAAGAAGGAAACACTCAAGTTAAATGGCAAGGCCCAGAAGGTTGGGAAGATTTTGTTGGCGAACGTGCAAAAGAATTAGGTTCAACAATACCTAGACCAGCTGGACATCTACCAATGGGATTTATTTGGTCATGCAAATGGTCATGGAAAACGCCAAGGGGATATAGCACATTTGTAACACACCCTTTTAACAGATTTGATTTGCCATTTACAACATTAAATGGAATTATTGATAGCGATGGTTTTCAGGGAAATGGGAATATTCCTTTTTTTATTAAAGAAGATTTTAGCGGAACAATACCAGAAGGAACTCCCTTTGTTCAAATATTCCCATATAAAAGAACTAAATGGAAGATGTGGACAGACGACTCTTTTAATGATAGAATATTAATAGATCAAAACACAAAATTACGCACTCCTGACGAAAATGGACTATACCCATGGTCTTATAAAAAAAGATTTTGGAAGAAGAAAGAGTTTTAAATGTTTAAAAGAAAAAAAATTAATAAAAGAAGTCCTAAAGGCAATGCTTTTAAGCAACCCAAGGAATACCATGAAGGTAATAAAATATTTACTCTTGCCCTAGTTATTGACGACGAAGTTGTGGACATTATGAGAACAGAAGAAAGATTAATGGCTATTTTAACAAGTGAGCCCAAGATTATAGACTTAACAGAAAAAGATTACTTTGTTAAAATTGGCTGGAACTACATAGAAGAAACAGGAGAGTTTATAACTAATGAGACCCAAGAAGAAGATTCTCAAAGCTCAGACAGCGAATAGGTATATTGATTTTACTCCACCTAAAACAGCAAAGTCTTTAATTCCAAGTTGGTTTAAAACAATTCCTGCTCTTGTTGAGGGAGAAATGTCTATAAAAAGATGTATCCCAATTTTAGATGCTTTTACGGCAGGATATGTTATTGTAACGGATGTTGATTTTATGTTTGATGAGAAATCAGGAAGATTTTTAGAAAATGCAAACTATGATAACGCCATAAGTCAGCACATGGATTTTCAAACAGAAGAAATGCAAATTGATAAAAATTTAATTCCTCATCCATTTAAATGGACAAATCAATGGCATTTAAAAGCACCAAAAGGATACAGTCTTTTAATAACACATCCTTTAAATAGAACAGATCTACCTTTCTACAGCCTAACTGGAATAGTAGATGCAGATGTTCATCCAGTAATTATTAATTTTCCGTTTTTTATGAAAAAAGATTTTAGCGGTTTAATCCCAGCAGGCACCCCCTTGGTTCAAATTATTCCAATTAAAAGAGAGCCTTGGAAACTATCCGTTGATGATCAAAATACATATTTTTATAAAGATTTTTGGAGATGGGACTCTCAACCAGGAGCTATGTATAAAAGAAAATTTTGGCAAAGAAAGGATTATGAATAATGTCTGAAGAACCAAAGAAAGCAAGACCATGGGATATGTTTCTTACAAAGACTAGAGTTCCAATTGAAATTGCTCTTGAAAGATATGATATTTGTAAAGCCTGTCCAGAACTTATTCAAACAACAAAAACCTGCAAAAAATGTGGATGTTTTATGGCAGCAAAAACAAAGCTTCCACATGCTTCATGCCCAATTGGCAAATGGGACGCTATTGAAGTGGTTTCTGAGTAACTAAAAATAAAAGGATAATAATCCACCAAGGGGTATAATATAACATATGGCAACTACATTCCCTACGACACTAGATCAACTGCTAAATCCAACAGGCACTGATTCGGTTCAGCTTGTATCTCATGCCGCTCAACATTCAAATGCTAATGATGCAATTGAAGCCCTAGAGGCTAAACTTGGTGTTGATAATTCTACAAATACAGCAACCATAGATTATAAAGTTCGAGATTTAATATCTAAAATTTATACCAACGAGATGGCGCAAGATACAATTGCCGCCGCATTGGCCGCAGGAACCCACGGGAATATAACTGTTGCCTATGATGATGTCGCTAACTCATTGAGCTTAACCGCTACATATGATGATGAAGAAGTCATGGATGCAATTGCCACATCTTTAACGGCGGGCACAGGTATTACAAAAGTTTATAATGATGTTGCAAATACCATAACTTTATCAGTAGATACAACAGTTATTGCTACACTGGTAAATGGATTTGTTCCGCAATCCCAACTTGATATAGATGAAAGAATTCAAGATCAGGCTGCAAAACTAATAACAGATGGAACACATACTAGAATATCTGTCTCATATAATGATACAGCTAATACGCTAAATCTTACTGCTACATATGCCGATGAAGAAGCAGTTGACGCAGTTGCTACCGCTTTGACGGCAGGAACGGGAATAACTAAAGCTTACAACGATGAGTTAAATACAATAACAATTTCTGTTGATACTAATTCAATAGCTACCCAATCTTATGTCAATACAGCAGTATCTAATTTGGTTGCTTCAGCCCCAGAAGTTTTAAATACACTTAATGAGATTGCATTAGCTTTAGGAAATGATTCTAACTTTGCTTCAACAATAACAACTGCTCTTTCTTTAAAAGCTCCTTTAGCCTCACCAGTTTTTACTGGACTTCCAACAGCTCCAACTCAATCTTCAACAGATAACTCAACAACAATTGCTACCACCGCTTTTGTTCAAACAGCAAAAACAGGTGCCACACAAGCTTCAAAATCATATACAGATGGAGCAATTGCAGCTCTAGGTAATACAAGTGATACTAAATATGTTCCCGTATCAGAAGTAGGTCAACCAGATGGAATTGCAACACTGGATGAAAGTGGAAAAGTCCCATTAACTCAGTTGGATATAGATGAAAAAATTCAAGATGTAGCAGCAGGACTCATAACATCTGGAACTCATACAAATTTAACTGCAACATATGATGATGCTACAGGAAAAATTAATTTTACAGCGGTTGCTCAATTAACTCAAGAACAAGTTCAAGATGCCATTGGACCATTATTTGCACATGGAACAAACCCTAATATTTCTGTAACCTATGACGATGTAGCAAATAAAATGATCCTAGAGGCATACATTCCTCCATCTACAGCTAAAATGTCTTCTACTGCCCCTACAAGCCCAATAGATGGCCAATTTTGGTTTGATACAGACGAGTACAGAAGTGGAAATACAAGATCTTTAAAGGTTTGGAATGCTTTAAGCTCAACTTGGGAGTATGTAGCAACAGACTTATCTTTGTCTACAACCAATACTTGGACATCTAAAAATACTTTTACTAATGGTATTATTATTGGTCTTAATGCCGCTCCATTAACACCAGTACATGGTCAAATTTATTACAATACTATTTTAGATAAATTAAAAGTTTGGGATGGCCTTTTGTGGCAAGACATACAGGGATCTGGCGGAGGCGGAGGACTAACGCTAGTCCCAACTGATACATCTGTTCCACCAAGTACATTTTTTGTTGGTTTAATTGCTCCACCAGGTGGTGCTACATCTGCAGGAGATTTGTGGATAGATGTTGACGATGATGCAGGCTCCACTGAATTTATATTTGCAGGACCTAATCCTCCAGCTGAAGGAACTTATGGTTCTGATACTTTATGGATAGATACAGATGATCCCGATCTTCCTTTAATTTATTCAGATAACGAGCCCCCATCTTATTCAGCAATAGAGGGAGATTTTTGGGTAGATTTAGATGATACAAGTGGTCAATCTATTTTATCTTCAACAACACCGCCAAATCCTTTGCAAACAGAATTTTGGTTAGATTTAACAACAGAAGAAGGCGAAATAACTTATTCTGATTTGTTTAAAAATAATGCTGCACAAATAACAAATTTTGATAGCCTGCCATCAGCGGCTTTGCACGGCGGAATGATAGCATACATATCCTCAGAAGCCTCTTTATATGTTGCAGCAGCAGGACAATGGATAAAGATATTCCCAACCTTTGATGCAGAAGCGCTGATTTGGGCTGGGGTTTAATAAAAGATATGTTGTATAATAGTGGAGAGGTAATCAAATATGTCATTAAAACGCTATAACGGAACTGAGTGGGTAGTCGTTGCAGGATCACGACCTGGCCCAACTGGAGCAACTGGTCCGACAGGCCCAGCAGGAACTGCCGCAGCCGTATCCATAGGAACAGTAACATCAGTTGCATCAGGTGCAAACGCAACAGTAACAAATTCAGGTACAGCAACAAATGCTGTTTTTAACTTTTCAATTCCACGGGGTGCATCAGTTACAGGCCCAGCAGGTGTTGCTGGCACAAGAGGTTCAAAGACATATACAGCACAATCAGTTCCACAAAATGCAGGATTAACAAATTTAATTGAAGGCGATAATTTTATAAATTTAAGTACTGGAGATTATTATATTTACAGTGCTTCAACAACAACATGGGTATTACAAGGTAACGTAAGAGGACCACAAGGTATTCAAGGTCCAGCAGGAGTCCAGGGACCAGTCGGTCCAACGGGACCAATTGGAGATGTAGTAGTTGCGGATATTGAAAGAAGAGTTTCAGCCTATGAATTAGATTCACTACTTAATCTAGGTATTTATTATCCAAAATATGCGCTAACATCATCTTTGGCACAGATAAATGGTACAATTATGGCAACAAGTTTTATTTTCTAAGGGAGACTAACCAATATGGCAAGAAGAGCAATTAACGACCAAGGGATTATATTTTCCCCAGCAACATCTACTATCACAATTCCAAGAGTAGTCTTAAGACACAATCTTCTTTTGATCACAAATGTCACCCAGAATAAAATAATCTACAATTTTTCAGACCCTTCAATTGGTCTAGTAAGCCACTCTCTAAGCTCTAGTCAAAATGACCCATCAACTGTATTAGTTCTTGAATATAATACTGCATCAATGGCATCAACAGATAAACTTCAAATCATGGTTGATGAGCCATCTGAGACATATTCACCAGCCCCAGATCAAACAGATGCAGTTGGAAAATTTAAGACTTCTAATCCACAATCTTTGATTGACACCGACTTTGAATATGGTGTACAAGGATCTAAGTGGGAATCACTCTCTCTACAAAACAACTATCCAACATTCTTTTCAAGAAATACAGGTGGAAACTCATTAGATGTAACAAGCATCATTTCAGCAGGAGGAACGCCAAGATCAAGAATTATTGTAACAACTGCAACCTCACACGGATTAAATAATGGAGATGTTGTAAGCGTTAATGAGTCTACAAATGCATTAACAGACGGAACATTTCTTATTACAGTCATTGACTCAACTTCATTCTCATTTGTTTCTAAAGGAAGTGTACCAAACTTAACTAACGTTCAAGATGGAACATTAACAACACTTTATGGTGGAGGAATATTTGATAATGCTCATATCCCAGGTGGAATCACAGGCGCTCTAAATACCTGGGCTGCAACATCAGATGGAGCAGCTCTTTCAAGAGTTGACGTTGTTACTACAAACCCTCACGGACTTTATCCAGGAACACCAATATTAATTTCAGCTCCTTCAGGAAGCACAATTAATGGAAGCTTTTTAATTGATAGAGTTACAACACCAAATTCATTTTCATTTATTACACAGGGTCAAATTCCAGTAGGAGCTATTAGCACACTCGGAATTGGTCTTTATTGCAAGCCAGAAGGGTATGTAGAGCATAGACCATTTGATGGCGGAGTTATCCTATCAACTGGAAACAACGTATGTGGAACACAAACACTAAGACAAACACGTCAATACTTTAGGTATCAGTCAGGTAAGTCAATTACATTCTCAACAGGAACAAAATTTACTCCTTCATTTGATATATCTTATATTGCATCATCAAGTACGGCAATTGGGTCAAATACAATTACAATTCGTGTTTTGCAAGATCACAACTTGCAAGCAGGCGCAACAATTAAAATTGAAGGAATTGAAGTAGTAGGAGCATATAATCCTTATAATGGTTTGTTCACTATTAATTCAGTGCCAGATTCAAACACAATTACAGTACAAAAAACATTTACATCTGCTATTAGCGCAATTGATCAATTGCCAGGTGGAGTTAACTCATTCGTAACAGCATATCAATGGAAGGGCTCTGCAACAAGAGCAGGTCTATACGATGATCAAAATGGTTTTTATTTTGAATATGATGGATCAACATTGTATGCAGTAAGACGATTCTCAAACAAAGAACTATTTGGAAAGATTACAGCAACACAATATTCAAATGTTATAACTGGAGTAGATACTAGATTTAGAAAGCAACTTCTTGTTGGAGATCTAATTGTAATTAGAGGACAATCATATAGAGTTATTCAAATTAACTCTGATATATCTTTAAATATTGCTCCAGCATATAGAGGACCAAGCATTACTGGATCACCTTATCTTAAAACACAAATTCAAAAAATTCCACAATCACAATGGAATATTGACACAGTAGATGGATCAGGTCCTTCAGGATATACTTTAGACATAGCAAAGATGCAAATGACATTCATTGATTATTCATGGTATGGAGCAGGAACAATTAGATTTGGATTAAGAGGTACTGACGGTAATATTATGTGGTGCCACAAGATGGTTCAAAATAATATTAATACCGCCGCATATATGCGATCAGGTAACTTGCCAGCAAGATATGAAACAATTAATGAGCCACTAAACTCTGCAAAATTAATTTCAGGCGGATCAGGACTAAGTGGATCAACACTATTCCCTCAAGATACAGTAATTTATGTTAATGACGTGAGTTTCTGGCCATCAAGAGGATATTTAAGAATTGCAGATGGAGCTAACTTTGAAATTTGTGAGTATACATCAATTGGTGCATATAATCCAACAATTCAAGCAACAGCTGTAAACATTGTAAGAAGAGTAGCTCAACCACTAGTTTATGGTGGACAGTCAATGAATCTATTTGGAACATCTATTCAGGCAAACTTTGTTCCAGACTCAACAATACCTGGAGGATCTGGAACAGCACAAGTTTCAGTACAAACAATTTCTCAAAACTGTGCTCCAGTTATGTCACACTGGGGATCATCTGTAATTATGGATGGTGGATTTAATGATGATAAATCATTTATCTTTGTTGCTGGTATGCAGAAGTATCTTCAAGTTGGTGGATCTGGAACAATTTCAGCAACACTGACAAACCGCCAAGCATCATCAGGTGTTGCAACAATGACAACATCAGGTACTCACACACTCGCAGCTGGAACAAACGTAACTATATCTGGTGTAAATGATATTTATACACCTACATTTAAACAGCTTACAAATAATATTGCAACAATTACAACAGGAACAGCACACCTATATACAGTAGGTCAATCAATTACAATTACTGGTGTAGATACCGTATTCAATGGAACGTATACAGTTTCACTTGTTCCAAGTGCTACAACATTTTCTTTTAGCAAGGTTAATGCAAATATTGGATTCCAAGCAATAACTGGAACACCAAGAACTCAAGGTTCAAGTAGATATAATGGTACATTTAATATTACATCTGTTGCTCCAACATCATTTACATATGCTTTAGCAGGTGCAGATGAAGCAGTTTCTGCAATTAACCCTAACGGTACTGCAGTTCAGACATTTGGAAGCACACCTACACCACGTCCGCTTGTTTCTATTAGACTAGCACCATCAGTAGATAATGGTCTAGCAAGAAACTTTGGTCTTCGTGAATTAGCAAACCGCATGCAGATGAAACTTGACTCAGTTGGCGTTCTTTCACAAGGACAGTTTATTATTGAAGGAATTCTAAATCCAGCAACAATGAACGGTGTTGTTATTCCTACAGAATGGGAAGCAGTAAGAGTTGGTTCAGGTTCCCTCGCACAGGTAATTTACCATGACGGTACAGGAGTTAGAGGAACTGGAGCTCCAGTTACATCACCTACAAATACAGTTACTGGTGGAGATAGAATCTTTGCATTCTACACTGAAAACTCTGGTGGTACAAACTACTCAGTTACACACTTTGATGCTAAAAAGGTTCGAGATCTTTCAAACTCAATTCTTAATGGAAACGGATCTCAGACAAACCCATCATTCCCCAATGGGCCAGACATTTTAACAATTACAGCAACAAACCTTGGCTCAGGAGCCGCAAATATTCTTGCTAGAGTTTCTTGGACTGAAGCACAGGCTTAGGAGAAAAAATGCCAGATTATTCAACACTATCAACGCAAGTTGAATTGTTTAAAACAAAAGTAAGCGCATTAGCATCTACAACACTAGATGCAAATGACCTAGTACTACTGGCTTCTGCTCTAGATACCCTAGCACAGTCTATGGGGGTAAATGATATTTTGTCACTTACAACCGAAAGACTTGCTGCAATCACAACAGCAACAAATGCTGCTATATCAACAATTAATAACTCAACTAATGGTGCTAGAATAACAGCACTTGAAAATACTTCAGCAAGTTATGAAACAAGAATTTATGCAACTGAAAACTACGTTAATACAGCAGGTGGACAGATATCTGCTTTATCTTCAACAGTTACAGGTTTATCATCACTAGTTGCTGGAAAAATTCCAAATACTTGGACAAATATAACTTCTTCATATACAGCAGTTAGAGGAGATAGACTTCTTGTAACACCAGCAGCAGGCCTTGTAGTAACACTACCAGCCGCACCCTCAATTGGAGATACAGTAGTTGTTGTTGATTCAGCGGGAACTTCACAAACAACTAACTTTACAATTGCAAGAAACGGAAGCCTAATAGCAGGCGTAGCTGAAGACTTAGTCTTTAACGTAAAAAGCAAAGCTGCAACTCTAGTCTTTTCAAATACAGCTCAAGGATGGAGAGTAATGTAATGGCACTACTAAGCGATGTTATTGGAGATCAAGTAGGGTCCCTTAATACTTATAAAACTGGAAGACTTGATTTAGGATCTAGGTCAGGGGCAGTTAATTTAGATCTATCCGCATCAAATGATTTTACATGCACCGTTACAGGAAACACAACATTTACTATTATAAATACACCATCCACTGGAGTTGTTTCATTTTCACTACAACTTCAAGGTGGAGGAGCATTTACAATAACTTTTGCAAATGCAAAGTATCCAGCTGCAACCGCACCATCGCTAACCTCTGGAACTGGAATTGATGTTATTACATTTATTACTTACGACAATGGCACAAACTGGCGAGGAACTATTTCAATGAAGGATTCACGATAATGTACGCACAAGTTATTAATGGAAGCATTACGCAAACTGCAGACGAGCAGACTTTAAGACAACTGTATCCATCAACACATTTCCCCTCACCAATTTTAGAGGCACACCTAGAAGGATTCGACAACTGGTACGTTTGTGAGGATGAAACAGAAGCCCCAGCATTTAATCCAACTCAAAAGAAACTTACTTTTGAAAGAGTTCTTAAGAATAAAAAAGTTAAAGGCTCATATGTTCTTATTGATATATCAAATGAAGAAAAAGCAGAAGTTATAGCAAATCAATGGAGTCTAGTTAAATACCATAGAGATAACACTATTAATGCAACAGACTACCTGGTTATGCCAGATGTATTTTCATCATTTTCATCTTCAGATCAAGAAAAAATTATTACATATAGACAAGCACTAAGAGATATTACTGATCAAGCAAGCCCATTCAGTATCACTTGGCCAACACTAGGAATTGCTTCAATCAAACTAAAATATACTGTGGAGGTTTAAATGCCATTTCCACAAAATAGATACTTAGCTGGTAGCGGAGGCGCAGTAAGTTTTTTGCTAAGACAGGTCATTACAACTGGCTATGTTCTATGCGGATATAATTCAGGAACTCCATGGCAAAACGTTAATCAAGTAACTCACTCAACAGATACAACAATTGATATGGGTAATGTTATGCCTAACTCATGTGGATATCCAGGTGGAATGTCAGACGACACCTATGCTTGGACCTTAAAAGCTAATAATGCAGTTGGTGGAACTGGAACTGGCGTAAATAGATATAATATGAGAACAAATACTGCTGCAGGCTGGACAGCATCACCAATCACGGTTGGAAATCCTGGGACACTTATGCATGAAGAACAAAAAAGAGCTTTTGGTGCTGGATATGGTGGAGTAAACGGCTGGCTAAGATTTGATTTTGCAACAGGCTCGTGGCTTTCAACTGCAACGCAATCATATGGAGTAACAGCTGGAACAGGCGGATCTAATATTTATACAGAAACAAAAGGTTTTAACTGGGGTGATGGTAATAATGGCGGAACTAAATTTGTATTTGTTACAGAAACTCAGTCATCAAGTGGAATATGTGGAGCTTATGGACAGCAAAAAGGAATTTCATCTAAATTAACTTATGGTTATATGGGAAATGAAGGAGACTACGCAGGCGGGTACAATCTTCGTAGATATAGCTTTGCTACAGAAACAAACGTAGGAAACGTTTCAAAACCTATTGGAAATACAGGCGAAGAAAACTTTGATATGGGACAAGCTTGGCAATACATGCTTGGAAATTATAATGGCACTCAAAATAATAGGTCTTGGAGATTTAATTACGCAACAGATAGTGGCTACGAAGGCGGAGGAGGGATGCAATCTAAAGGCGTAAGTGGTAGAAGCTCTGCATATTCAGCACAGCGTTCATAATAGATAGGAAATAAAATGCGTTACATTAACGATTTAATATCGGATGTCAGCAATTACTCAAAAGAACAAAAGGATATACTTCTTTACTCTGTTAATAGACAGTGGGGTACTCCTGTATTTAAGCTTGAAAATTTTGTTGGTGGAGCACAATACACCCCATTTGGTAAATTAAGACAGTTTATGCTGGAACTTGGTTCAAGAGAAAATATGATATCTGAACAAGAACTTAAGATTGAAAAAACTAAATTAGAAATAGAGTTAGAGCTAGAATTTAAAGAAGCTACATCTTCTCCAGCACAAAAGAAAATCCATGATATTACAATTCAAGAAAAGCAAAGAGTTTTAGCTAATCAAAAAATTATGTTGTCTTTGACATATGAAGAGCGTGATAAGTTTATGATGCTTATTACAAGATTTAATGAATCAGAAGAAGGAAAGCTTCCAGATGGCAGGCTTGTAATGGACATAATTGGTAATCATGATGAAGAAGAAAGATTAGAAGCAGAACTCTGGGCAACAAGATTAGGTGCTCAAGCAGCATATGACATGATGTTTTATGGAAGAGTAAATGGCGGAAACATGGAAGCAATTGATCAACTTCCATTAGAAGTAAGACAACTTGCTCTTGAAAATGCCGTTAATCGAGCAATCCTTGAAACAGGAGAAATTAATATGCTTGAAAAACAAGCAGCAGAAAGATTCCAGCTGGCAGCCTCAGAGTCGGCAGACTGGGTAGAAATTGAATGATTTATTTTCTTTACGACGTAGAAGATAAAAAGCCATACATTCAAGAAGTTGGAGATTGGAATGGTGTGCTTGTCGGTGCCGTAGATGAAACACTTCTTTTGTATTTAAAGCTACCAAATATGATTATGATTCCTGAAGATGTAGCTCTAGCCTATAAATTTGCTGGTAAATATAAAGGAACTATAAACGTAAGACCTGGCACATTGCATTATGATCAGCTGGCAGAAAAAAAATTAGAACCATATAAAGATAAGTTTAAATATTACTTAACAGAAGAAGACAAAGTAAATGCCTGCCTATTCCAGAAGTCGATTATGCATTTTCTTTTAAACAAATATTATTATAATAAAATAAACATATCTATTTCTACTCCAAATATATTTAGAGACGAAAACTGGAGTTCAGAACATGTTTTAATTGAAAAAAAGAAAATTGTAATGTCTGATATAGATACTTGCCAAGACTGGCATGAAACTGGTATACTTTTACATAAGCGTTTTGGAGTCCATTATTCTCCAGATATGGCAGCTCAACCAATAGATTTGTAGGTAAAATGTTTAGCGTACCGTTAAACCCAAAGCTTAATGAAAATCAGATGAAGGAGTTTATTTCTTTTTTAAAAGAATATAAACCTTTTATATATGATTTTTATTTTACATGCCGAATTGAACCATTTCATCAAGATGCAATGGGAGACATATTTGTTGGCAAAGAAGAAGATTATGACTATTTAATTGCACTTGCTATCAGCATACAAAATGAAACTGGAATAACGGCTTCAGCTGTCTTTAATAATATTGAAGTTAGGCCATCACAACAAAACTTAGATCTATTTATTGAAAATTTTAAAGAAGTATACAACGCTGGAATTAGATCAGCAACAATCCCTCACACCCATTGGATGGCTACTGGGCAGATAAAAAAAGCTTTCCCAGAACTATTTGTAAAAAATACAATATTAAGAAATGTATCAGAGCCAAGAGATATAGAAAAGCTAGCCCAAGCAGGATTTGATTATATAAACTTGGATAGAGATCTTATGAGAGATCATGACAAGTTGAGAAGATTTAAAAAAGCCAAAGCTCAATTTGGTGTAAAACTTTCCCTATTGGCTAATGAGTCTTGCGCTGGCGGGTGCATAATGATGGATGAGCATTATCAATTTAACAATACAAGGACAGATGGGCCTCAATATTTTAATGACCCTATAAGCAGAGTTTCCTGCCCAAAATGGAATCATGAAGATTTTTCAATTGCTTTAAAGACTGCTAATTTCCCTCCATGGCGTGAGGACTGGCAAGAATTTCTTGACGACCTTGGAATTGATGTTATTAAAATGCACGGCAGAGAGTCGCATGTAAGACTTAAAGAGACAATGGATATAATTAAAAAATATGCCAATAATGAAGAAATACTCTTTGATAGCTTTAATGATTTTATTGAAGAAACTAATATGGTAGATAAGCCAATTTCAGTATGGCGCAATAAAATTAAAACCTGTAAATTTGACTGTTGGGATTGTGGCTATTGTGACAAAATAATGGCAGTTAAGTATGGAAATCACATTAATCCAAAAGTTGCTGCTGTTGTAAAAGAACTAGTTGATTCCGTAAATGCTCCAATTAAAATAGATATTCCAGGATTAACTTCAACAAGAGTTCAGTCTTTAATTAATGGCCTAGCTAGATCATCTTCTAAATACCTCGAGATTGGGTCTTATCAGGGCGCTACAGCCGCTGCAGCATTAAGCGGTAATACTTTACAAGCATATTTTGTAGACACATGGGAGGAGGCTCCACAGGCCGTAAGAAGAGGGTGGGAAACCCCAAAGACAAACTCTCTAGAAGAATTTAAAAATAATATTAACCCTTATAAAGGTGACAACAAGGTATTTATATCTAACTCAGATATGTTTAAGGTTAATGTCCAAAATATATCAGGCATAGACCTTTTCTTTTATGATGGACCTCACGATTTTGAGTCTACTAAAAATGCAGTAAAATACTATACATCAACATTTGCAGATCAGGCTATTTTAATATTTGATGATGCAAACTGGATAGAGGTAGTACAAGGAGCTCATAAGGGAATAGTTGACTCAGGATTAACAATATTGTATAGTAAGAAAGTATTAAATTCATTAGAGTCCGAGACAGACTGGTGGAACGGACTTTACATAGTAGTAGTGGAAAACAATGGAAATAACAAGTAGTTTAATTACAAATAATCAACAGTTCCTAATATTGCTGGCTTCAGTAATGGGGCTGTCATTTGCTGCAAAAAAGACTCAAGTTTTTTTGCCATTTTATAGTTGGATTTCTAGAACCGTTAAGTCTAAGAGGGCAGTAGTTGCTCTAATATCAATGTTCTCTGGAGTTCTGCCCATTTCAGGGCGTGTTGCCATCTCGGCTGGAGCCCTAGATACAATTGCCCCAGAGGATCAAAAGAAACGTAAGAATTATGGAATCATCGATTACCTTTCTACGCATCATTTTTATTTCTGGTCTCCGCTAGAAGCAACAGTTCTTCTTCCAATGGCGGCACTAAGTATTAGTTATTGGGAGCTAATGGGTAGAGTTTGGCCATTGCTTGCTACAGCCGTAATTGTTATTTTATTCTATATATTTAGAATTCTAAAAGAAGATGATATTGAAATTAATATTCCAGAAAAAGCTTTGAAGAAAAAAGATATGCAGCTTGCTCAAATTGAGGCAGAAGCAAAGCGTGACCGTAAGCAGCTGATTGACTATGCCAGAGTTCTTCTTTTTACTGGTATTGTCATTATCTTGAGCAATATTGTCAAGGCTAATTTTGATACCATAAATGCATGGATAGAAGGTGCACACAAAAATAATTTATTAATCCTAGTTGCCTTTGCTGGATTCTTGGCAAGTTTTGCCTTGGGAAGTTCTAGCAAGTTTGCTGGATTTGTCGTCCTCTCAGTAGGAGTATTTGGCATAGAAACTTTGCCGCTATTCTTTGCAGTTGACTACGCAGGATATATGTTATCTCCAGCACATAAGTGTTTAGTTGTAGGTAAAAGCTACTTTAGAACCCCTCTTAAGGATTACTACAAGGCAATCTTTGCCTTGGTTATTCCAGTGGTCCTAATGGGCATAACTTTATACTACGGAGGAATCCTCTAAAATAATTGTCGTACCCCACTGGCTTCAAGAAGGTCGGTGGGGTATAATTAAGAGTGTTATGGACAAGGCGGGGTACTAAACAATAAAAACAGTTATGCTATAATTCATACATAGGAGAACAAAATGCCAGATTATTCAAGTTTATCATCACAAGTCGATCTTTTTAAGACAAAGGTAACAGCCCTGTCAAGTTCAACTTTAAATTCTCAGGACCTAGTCTTTCTAGCAAAGGCTTTGGAGTCAATGGGCAACCTCCTAGGAGTAAATGATATTGTTTCTGCTACATCATCGAAGGTGACAGAAATTCAAACAGCTTCTTCTGGAGCTGTTGCAACAGTTAACACAGCAGGGTCTACACAGATCGTAGCAGTTAATTCGGCTGGAGCAGCAAACGTTGCTACCATCCAATCTTCGATAGATAACTACACAATTTATACAAACATGGGAGTAATTTAATATGGCAACAGTAAGCTTACCAAGCAGATTTTACGCAGACACACTACCTGCATCAGAAACATCAGTGTACACAACACCAGCAGCACAGATTGACGTTATTACATCTTTAACATTTGACAATCTAACAGATTCTACAAAGACAGTAACAATGAGAATGGCAGGAAAGTTCTTTGTAAAAAGCCTAGATGTTCCACCTCGTGCTATTATTGTTCTTGATGTTAAGCAAGTTCTTAACACAGCAGAAAATATTCAGATCAGTGCAAGTGCTGCAGACTCAGTCTCAGTATTTATCTCTGGCGTAAAAATTACACAAGTATAATATTATTATTTAAAGGAGAACTACAATGGCAGTAAATACAACTACAAATCAGGTTTATATCCCAGGATTTGAAACAAATATATCAAGCGTTGTTACACCAATTGCTTATACAACAACCTCTGCTGTTTCTTCTTTACAAAATGCAATTCCAGGTCAGTTTTCAACTCTGACTAATAAAATTGCAAACCCTGCTACATCAAGAGATGATTCAGAAGTTTCTCCTTACCCACTTTTTGGTATTTGGACAAATCAAGATAACTCTAGAAAAGCAGGATACTCAGTAATCAATTCAGATTTTCAAGTTGTTGCAACAAGTAGATTAAATAACCGTCAAGGCGGATGGACAGATGTTGATCTAAGCGGACTGAATAACTGGTACGAAGACTTTAGAGGTCAAACATACACTAACGGTAACCCAAGCTCTAACAACTGGAGCACACATTCAGGTGGCGGAACAAACATGAATGGCCATGAAGGAAACATGCTATACAGCCTCCAGGTTTTTGGTAATTACGGAAATACGCAAATGAATAGACAAGACCAATGGGGTCAGTTTACTTCAAGAAGCGGAACAATTATCGGTGTACGTGGAGTTAGAGAACGTTTAAATCACTACAGCAACGATTCAGTTTTTCAAATAAGACTGAGAGGTTCAGTTACTGGTTATATTGATCAGGTTAATTTAAACTCAGCAACTTATGCAACGTGGGCGGGACGAACAAACCGTGGAATGTCATCATACAATGATAGAACAAAGACTCTTGCAGTTGCAGAATCAACTACAGCAAATGCCATTAGACTACATATATGGAGAAACACAACTACAGGTAGAGGTTTAAATTCATGGAATTATGCAGCAGGAGATTTACACAACTTTTTATCAGAAGCTAAAACAGCGGGACCATCATTAACAGCTGGAGTAAGCTACTCATTCTATGACTTTACTTGGACATCTGCTGGTTCAACTCAAGCAGAGCCATCTTATGTAATGAGACTTATAATGGGTGATAATGGAACAATTGGTTTTTCAAGAAACTCTCAACAAGGAAATGCTCAGCAATATGGATGGTACATTCCAACAAATGCTGGAACACCAGGTAACTCAGGTCTTGGAGCATTTACAGATAGTGGAACAAACTTAGGAAACACTACATCTTACGGAATTGATCAAAGAGATGGTGCTGGAATTAGAACAAATATTTCTTGGGATAACAACTGGGTAATATCTTATGCACCGTACTACTACTATCACTCTGGAATTAATTTACACTGTATTTATACACAAGATCCAACAAAGTACTATTACTGGAGAAATACAGATACAAGCAATGGTTTGTCCCCAGTCCCGTTTGGAGAAAGTTCATTTATCATGTGCTACTCGGTACAAAATGGAGACAGCCCTGGGCCCCATCTATATTATGCAAACCCACAAGGAGCATTTGAAAATGGTAGAAGAAACGATAACTCAGTTGTTGCCAATGGTGGAGATCTTCAACCATTTAACGTAACAATGAACTATATCTTTGATACAATGTCTAATACAACACAGTACCCACACATTACAGTAATGCCACACTGGACAACGGTCTAAGGAGAAAAAATGCCCGATAATACAACAGCAACAACAAGTTCACAAATAATCTTTCCAGGTCTTGAAGATGCAGTTAAAGCTATCATTACCCCAATTGTTAATGCAAATAATACTCAAATTGCATCAACCTCAACAACCATTGCTTCTAGTATTGCAGTAGTCTCAAACAAAGAATCTTCTCCAACTTTATCAAGAAATAACTCTGAAGTTTCTCCATTCCCAACTTTTGCTATTTGGACAAATCAGAATAATGATACAAAGGCTGGTTATAATATTATTAACTCAGACTTCCAATCAATTGGTTCAAATGCTATGCCAGGATGGTTTGGTGGCTACCAAAGCCCAGGATTAGATAACATGCCTAACTGGTACGAAGACTTTAGAGGTTATACATATACAAACGGTACTCACGGTACAAGCACTGTAACAACATATTATGGCTCAACAACAGTAGGACAATCTGCAGATGGACATATTTTATATAGACCATGTTTGCACGGAGGTTTTGCTGGAAACTGGATTAACAGAGCAGATAATCAAAATCAATATTTAAATAGATGTGGAACAATCATCGGAGCCAAAGGAGTTAGACAGCGTGTAAGTCATTATTCAAATAGCTCAGAATTTCAGATTAGAGCAAGAGGCATGGCTAATGGCTACTTTGATAGAGTAGATTTAAACTCTGCAACATATGCAACATGGGCTGGCCGTTCAAATATGGGAATGTCTTCTTATAACGACAGAACCAATATGCTTGCCGTTGCTGAGTCTACAACAGCAAACGCAATTCGTTTGCACGTATGGAGAAATACATCAGTTAGCTTAAATGGTTTTGCACACAAGCCTGGAACACTTCACAAGTTTTTATCAGAAGCAAAGGCTGCAGGACCTACAACAGGTAATCAGCTAAGCACAGCAAAGAACTATGCTTTCTATGACTTTACATGGGCACAGGCGGGATCAACTAGAGCAGAGCCTGCATATCATATGAAGCTTGTAATGGGAGATACTGGAGTAGTCGGATTTGGAAGATTTAACCACGACGGTTATGCACAAAGATACGGATACTGGAACCCATCTTCTCAAGGAACAGCGGGTAACTCAGGAATTGGAGCATTTACAGATACTGAAATAAACCTAGGTAATACAACATCTTATGGAATTGATCAGTCTGAAACATGGTACGGACAAAAGCACAATATCACATGGGATAATGAATGGCTTGCAATTTATTCCGTATACCACTACTATACAAATGGAATTAATTGCCATACAATTAATACTTATGATCCTACAAAATTGTTCTACTTTAGAAATACAGATGGATCTGCAGGAACAGCAATTGTTCCTTTTAAAGAAGACAAATTTATTTCACTCTATTCTGTTCAAAATGGAGATACACCAGGGCCACACCTTTACGTTGTAGATCCAGGATCAGCAGGAAAGAATTTAAGAAGAACTGATGGAACAACTCTATCATTTGGTGGAGATCTTCAGCCATACAATATTACACATAATTATCAATTTGATACACACTCAAACACAACCCAATATCCGCATATTGTAAGTATGCCTCATTGGAATAACCCGTAAGAAAAAGGAGAAAAAAATGAAACTAAAGTTCTGTGGACCACAACACGTACCCGCAATTGATGTAGATGGTGAGCATGAAGTTGTTGAATCACAACTGCTTCATAGATTTACCCTAGTCGACGGAGTATGCGTAGATAAGTATCCAGGAAAAACAGATCGTGAGATCATGGCAATTGAGCATGCAGAAGCAGTTGCTTCAGTAACAGCAGCACAAGAAGCATGGGATGAAGATGAGTCTGAGCTTAAAATTAAAGGCCCAAGACCAGAAAATCTTCCGCCACTATTTGTTCCAGAGGAGGACTAAGAATGCCAATAACAAGCGTACCTCAACAGGTAACACCAGGTCTTTGGACATATACATATCTTCAAGCACCGCTCAATGGTCAAGCTCGCCCATATCTTAATGTGCCTTCAGCACAGCTAGATCTTGGAACAATTGCGGCTTCTGGAGTTGCAACATGTAACGTAGCACTAGCAAATGTATTTAAGATGGTTGCTGGCGGAAACTGTACAATTGCATTCAGCAATATTCCTGCAGTAGGAACAGAGCCAAAGGCACAGTTCTGGCAGGTAGAGATTAAGGCTGGTGGTAGCTACGCTATTACTTGGCCAGCAGCAATTAAATGGGATGGCGGAGGAGCTTCTAACGTATCTCCACTTCTATCTACAAATACAACCGTTCTTAACTTTATGACAAGAGACGGTGGCACAACAATATTCGGTGCATACGCATTCGCTGATCTGAACGTTTAAGGAGAAAAATGTACGCCATAGTTGAAGACAAAAAAGTAGTCGCTGTCGGCGCACTATCCCAACTCTTTCCTAATGTATCTATTCCTCAATCAATAGATGAAAAGGAATTTGCAAAAGAAAACGGGTTGCTAGAAGTAGTAACACCAGAGTTCGATGACTTCCAAGAAAAGATTGTACCTTGTGAACCATTTATTAAAGATGGCAAGGTGTACTCAGTAGAAGTACAAAAGATGTCAGATGAAGAAAAAGCAGATAACGTAAATGCACATATTGGCTTTGAGCTAATGTCTACAGCATGGGTTGAGACAGATCCAGATATGGACAAGAAGTCTCTTGCTGAATGGAAAGATTACAGAAAGAAGATTTCTTCTTTTAAGAATAGCAAAGATGTATCTGAAGTTACATGGCCTAAGAGACCACTAGTAGAGCTAGAAAAAATAATGGAGGAAGACCCAATTGCTTAGTAATAACATTATTTTTAGAAGAAACAGATTCAGCTTGACTGGATTACAACTATGGCTAGATGCGGCTCTTCCATCAACTATAACAAGAGACGGACTAAATAAGGTCTCACAATGGAATGATAAATCTGGACGAGCCCGCCATTGCGTTCAAGCAACAGCAGCAGCTCAACCAACATTTCAACTAACAGGAATATCAGGATTACCCGCAATTAACTTTGACGGAGTAGATGACTTTTTGCCATTCTCAGATCAAACACTTTCTTGGATTGCTTCATCATCATTTACAATTATTTATGTAGCATCAAAACCAGCAAATGCAAATACTTATATAATTGGCGGAACAAACTCAGGAACAAGAAACAATCTTATTGCAGGATACGTATCCTCAAACACATATAAGTTTGGCTTTGGTAATGACGATCAAAATGCTATTGTTACAGTAGGAACAATAGGAACACCAGAAATTTACACACTTGTATATAGCAATGCCGATAACTCACGTAGAGTTAGAAGAAATGGAGTCGATGTTGCAGTTGGCGCATCTTCAGGCGGGCTAACAAGTATGACAGGACAAGTAATAGGAAGATACTCCGCAACATTTGGAGCATTCAAGATTGGCGAAATGCTAATTTATAACAGAGCGCTTTCAGTAAATGAATACCTCTCAATTGAAAGAGACCTTATCTCTAAATGGGCAATTAGCTAGGAGATCAAATGGCATATAATCCATCAAGATTTATTGGGCCAGTCCTTCTAACTACAACAAATACAAACCTTAAAACATTTACTAATAAAGGCATTGTCAAAAGCATCTTTACAGCAAATACATTCAATGGCCCAATTGCCTTCAGTCTATATTTAGTTCCAGTCGGACAAACTCCAGGGCTAGCAAATAGAATTTTTGGCGATGTGCTACTTGCAGAAAATACATCAAGATCAACAGAGACTACACTCATTGTTAATGCTGGAGAATCCCTCTGGGCTGTTGCAAATACAACAGGCGGAGTAAGCATAATGGTTTCTGGGGTAGAGATAGTTTAATCCCTAAGCAATAAAAGGCTTAAGTAGTAAGCTTTTAAATATAGTATAATGGAATTATGAGCTATCAACTTAAAGTAATGAATGATCATCCTATTGGCTTTTGGCCAGTGGACGAAAACCCCATTAAGTCAAGCTACTCTGTTGGAGATGTTGGGCCAGCAGGAGGAATTATAGTTTATGATGCAGGTTCTAATCTTTCTTGGGGAAGATATTTAGAAGCAGATTTTGATGCAGCAGCCTTCAAAAATTTTGGTCCAGATGGATTTAATTATCCTTCAGCAAATGCATCAAGCACAACAAATGGTTTACAAAATACTACAAATCTAGGAATTGCTATAACTTCAGATAACAATTATGCATTTAGATATTGTTTAGATTATGTAAAAAATGGTTATACCGATTGGTATCTACCTGCATCTACAGAGCTTGGGTGGGTTCTTAACTCTGGAGTATCTCAAATTTCAAGCATACCAAATAATTGGCAAAGCTATAAACTTGTAATGTCTTCAACAGCAACAACTAATTCTTTTGTAGCATTTTATCAAAATCCAGGTGGCCCTTGGGTTTATCAATCTGATGCTGGCAGCCCAACACAAAGTAGAAATGTTATGGTTGCAATTCCAGTAAGAGCATTTAGTATTCCATTAGCAGCAGATATATCTGGATGCGGAAATAATGGAATATATAGTGGTAGCTTTGCGTCTAACATTATACCTTTAGTTTCAGGAGGATCAAGCGGTACAAAAATAACTAATACTTCTTATGTAACTCTGCCCGTAACTAAAGATTATTATGGATCTACTGCAGATGGCGGATTTGCAGATAACAACTCATCAGATAATGCATTTTCATTAGAAGTGTGGCTATATCCTAAAATTACAACGGCTGGTCTGACAAGCATATTTGCAGACTCAGCAAAAAATATCGGTATTTTTTATGAAAAAGGAAATATAGTATTTAAACTTGAGGCGGAAAGACTTGATTACACTTTACCTAATATAAGCCAGTCCCATCATATTGTAGCCACATATTCTATTACAGAAATGTCTTTATATGTAAATGGCAAATTTGCAGCAAGCAAGCCTTTAACTAATTATAAGTTTACTAGCCCAACAATTACATTAAAATTAGGTCCAACAGGAAATGCATCTGATTCGTTTATTGCAGATGCTCCAGCAGTATATAGATATGCCCTAGGACTAGATAAAACTTTAGAACATTTCAACTACTCTGGCACAACATCACCTTTTCAGGTTTCATACCCACAGAGTGGGACATTGTTTGAAATATATGATGATAGCGTAAGTAAGCAATTTAATTTTGCCTATCCTGCCAATAAGCCCCTAGAAATTTTTGCCTCAGAAGATATAATTTATAACACACAAGAGAAATGCCTTGAAATTAATAAAACGGCCTCTGCAGCCTCTAAGAGCGTGGTTGTAGTAGATGCCATAGCAATTCCTGCAGGATTCGATTTGGACTCCTCTAAGATAGAGTGGAACGGCGATAATGGGGTCTCTGTAAGAACTTCTACAGATGGAACAACATGGGAATCGTGTATTAATGGAAGAGCAATTCCTCAATTCAAATTAGGATCATTTAGTTCTGGAAGAACCCTTTATCTTGAGATAACATTTGCCTCATCGGATACAAGTAAATTTATTCCAAGGCTATATAGCCTACTTATGTGCTTCTACAAAGATCAGGTTCTTTACTCAATAAGTAACCCTGATTATATTTATACAATAGAGGGCACATCTGGATTTGCCTCAAAAGACATTACTCTGGGAAGAGTTAAATATCCTATTTTATCCCGCCAAAAGCTAAATGGATTAACAACGGCAGGCGGATCAGGATTTAAAATCAATACCGCAGAATCAACTAGAACAGTAGAATTTTTTTTAACCCTATCAGACCTTACCTCAAATTCTATTTTATCAAGTACGGCAAGCGGAGACTTTGTAGCCGCAAGATACTCATGGGTAACAAATGGAACTATTACTAAATCTAATATATCTGCTATTTATGTTAACGGTGTAGATCGGACTTCTCAAACAAATGTAAGTTCTGTATTCACCGCAAACGAGCTTTATCATGTTGTGATTGTAACAAGCGGACCAATTACAGGGCAAATGCTGTTTAATCATTCGGCAACAGGAGGACCTTCTAGCCTGTACCAATATATTTCTTATTACCCAGTAGCCTTCTCGGCCCCTATGGCATTATCTAATTACAACATGCATATTGGAAAATCAGCAACAGTAGCAGATGATTCGTCCATGACATTGACAGAAAGCTCTGTTGAGTTTTATGATAATGACTGGATTGTGCTTCAGAACCAATAATCTGTCACATTGGGTGACAAAAAGCTGGACTTGAGTAGACAATAATGGTAAAATAAAGTCCTATGGATATCAACAGAACGAATAGCAAGATTCTTGAAGAAGAGTCTATACTTGGCATCTATGTCTGGGAAATGCCAGATGGCAGATGGATTGGAGATGATGATGGGAACTTTCTTTCGATCACGTCCAAAAAAGGAAATAGAGCCAACATCGATGCTTTGGCTAGAGAAGTTTGCACGTTCGGCATATACGAAGGCGGGCCTAAATTTCTTTCCGCTAGAAGGAAAATTGATGATGAAGAATTTGAGCACCAAAAACAAAGACTCGATTGGGGACTAGTTCCTGATCCATTTGATATTGGTAACTATAAAGACGAAATGAAAAAGCTAAAGGGGATAAGATGAGCGCAGAATTTCTTGATGAAGATAACTCAGAAAACATAATTAATATTTCAAACAACGCGGACTGGTTTTCGCTAGAAAAAAATGAGATAACAAGCGACCCATTTTCAGCAGGCCTAGAAGATTTAAAAAAAGTAAGAGGGCTAGGGGCTTCGTTTAAGCGTAAAATTAACAGAGAGTTTTCTAAGTCATTTACAGGCAGAGAAGAAACTGGAACACAGCAAAACCTATTAGCACAAGCAATCACTGGCTATGCAATGTTTGACTTAGTAGAGCCTCCATACAACCTAGAATATCTTTCAAAGGTATACGAGATTTCAACATACAACTATGCCGCAATTAATGCTAAGGTAGCAAACATTGTTGGGTTAGGATATGATTTTATAGAAACAAAGAAAACAAACGATGCTATTGATTCCCTTACAGATGATAAGTCTCTTGAAAGAGCACGTAGAAAGCTAAGCAAATTAAGACAAGATCTGCACTCATGGCTTGATACAACAAATGATGAAGATACATTTACTCAAACATTAATTAAGGTGTTTACAGACTACGAAGCAACTGGAAACGGCTACATTGAAATAGGTAGAACCACAGCGGGAAACATCGGATACATAGGGCACATTCCAGCAAAGACTATGCGTGTGCGTAGACTTAGAGACGGCTTTATTCAATTGCTTTACGGAAAGGCAGTATATTTTAACAACTTTGGGGATTCAGAAACAGAGAACCCGATTGCTGGACAAGAAGATCGCCCAAACGAAATTATTCATTTAAAGAAGTATACCCCAATGAACAACTATTACGGAGTTGCAGATATTATTGCAGCTCAGGTTTCCTTGGCAGGTAACGAATTATCTGGAAGATACAACCTTGATTACTTTGAAAACAAGGCGGTTCCAAGATATATTATTACTGTAAAGGGAGCAAAGCTTTCTCCAGAGTCAGAGCGTAAATTGCTTGAGTTTTTCCAAGTAGGG